GTAGGTAGCGTTATTCTGATTTGAACGCATAAGGAAAAGTTCGGAAGCCTTCTTAACTGTTTGCTCACTAAAGAAAATGTAATACTCTTCTTTCTTTTCGTTTACTCGGTAGATTTGTTTATTAGGAATTAAAGCAGCACCCATTAAGATACGTTTCTCTTCGTCTATCTTTTTAAGTTCTACTTCGTGTTTTCCTAATGCTATAAAGTTTTCCTCTATCGCTGGAGAATGAACTACGCTAACGGCATCTATACCGCTCATCTCATCCTTCTCGTCTATAACCAATTCTATAATTTTCATATCCTAATAACTTTAATCTTATCCGAACGTTGCGTAATTAATTCTATTCCTATCTAAGTTCTGTGCCGTTGTAACCTCTCCACTCACTACATAGGCTTGTATAGGTTGGTTACCTAATCCAGCAAGTGGGTTTGTAGCTTGTGCATTTCCTACTATGTTAAAGTTAGGTGTGATTACGGAAGATGTACCAGCTGACGGTGTTGGTGCTGACGGAGAATTATTGCCACCTGATGGAGTAAATTCTTGCGATGCTATTTGTTTAACATTTAGTAAACCAGCACTAATAACAGCAGCCATTTGAATAAAATTAAATGGGGGTGGAGCTGAGGCTAATGCTGCATTGGCGGCTTTATATGTGTCAATAATTGCACTTGCTATGTTTACTGCTTTTTGTACTTGAAAGGCTTTCTTTTGTTGATCTTCGTTTTTACCCGCAAATAACTGAGCAAGATTAGAAATAATACTTAATCCATTTTGTACTGCGCTTATTTTAAATTCTACTTCTTGTTTTTGTATTTGCTTTCTTTGATCTGCATATTTAGCCTCTATAGCAGTTATCTCTCCTTCTGTAAGTTCTTTATTTTGTAATTCTTTCTCACGCTGCAAATCTAATAACTGTAAACGTGCATCAAAATTAAATTGATTAGATATTAATTCTGCTTCTAAATAACCTTGAGCATCTTTAAACTCATCTTCTCGTAATTTATTTATCCTTTCGGCTTCACGTTTATATAATTCTTCTTTAGTTATAGAAGACTGAGCAATTATTTTAGCTTCTTTATTTTTACGATTTTCTTCTAATGCAGTTAAATCTTTTAATATTTTTTCTCCTAATGCAATTCGTTTTTCTCCATATTCTTTATCCTTTTCCCATCTTTCTTTTGCTTTCTCTAAAGCTGCTTTATTTGCTTCTTTAATTTCATCCTGAGTAGCTTTTTCGTTTTTAGAAACTATATTGTTTTTATTTTCTATTAACTCAGCTTCTTTAAGAAGTGATGCAGCTAAATCATTTAATTGATTCGCTCGACCTTCAGAAACTTTTTTAGTTTGTTTTTCTCCTTCTTTTTGTGCCTTAGTATATTCATCTACACCTTCTTTTAATCCAAAGAAATAACCTGTAATTCCAGCAGATGCCTTACCAGCAAAACTTGTTTGATCTTCTAAATTTGCAGTTAATGCTTTAACTTGTTCTTCCGCTGCTTTAGCAAATAAGGCTTGTGACTGCGCTCTTAATGCTGTTGCTTTTATGTACGCATCTGTTTTATCAGCATATAGCTTTTCTGCTTCATTTAGATTTTTAGCTTTACCAAATGAATCTCCTAATGTTTCATTGTATAAATGTAATGCTTCGTCTTTTGATATAACTCCTTGTTTAGCTAATTCAAAAGCGTTTCCTACCTCTGTAGTTTGCTTAATAGCTTCGGTTGCACCTTCTTTATACGCGTCTAATGTAGAGTTTAAATCTTCTTGAGCAGTAGTTACATCTCCAACGGCTTTTTTAATGTCATCCCAATATGAAATAACTAAACCTAATCCCGTAATTAAAAGACCAATTCCTGTAACTGCAAATGCCTTTCCTGCCGTAGTCATTGAACCAAAAGCATCTTTAACTACACCCCCTAACTGTTTAAATGAGTCTTTAGCTTCTAATGCCCCTTGAATACCTTGAGATAAAGCCATAGCAGATTGTACCTGAAGCAAAGTCTTTTGTAAATCTTCTGATTCTACACCGATAAGACCTAATGCACCTTCATAAGCCTGAAAGCCATTTAATACTCCACCTATAGAATTACTTAAAGCATTGAATTTGGCGTCAGGGTTAAACGCATCTGTTAAATCTTTTGCATCCGCAATAGCATCTTTTAACTCAGCGGCTCTCTTTGCTGCTTGTATAGCTTCTTGAGATGTAGCACCGAACTTTTCAGATAGTTCCGTAACTAATTGCTGCGCTTCTCTTAATTGGGCTTTAAGTGGTTTTAACGATTCCGTCTTTACCTCTAACTCTATTACTTTCTTTTCAGCCATTACTTATAGTCTTTTTCTTTTAACTTACGTTTGCCCTGTTTGTATGCTCCCTTAATGCTTTTAGGTATTTCATATCTTCCTTTAGCGATGTCTATGTAGTCCGACTTTCCGTAGAAATCATCGAGTTTTAGGATGTCTAATATGTGCTTTATCATACTTCTTGTGTTAAAATAAGTGTATCATTCTCCGTAGTCCCATCTTCATACTCATACTGCACCCCTACTTCATAAACAATAGTGTTGTTTTCTTCATCTCTAAAATAGAATCCGCCTATTTCTGTAATTAAATCATCTGAGTTTTCAGCGATGATCGTGTAGCTTGGTGTAGTAGATGGGAAAGTAAAAGTAACATAGGTGTCTGAAGTAATATATGTACGACTTGCAGTTATTCCAGTTGATCCCAAATCTATTGTTGCAGACTTCATTTGGTTACCAATCAAAATAGGAAAACTAACACTACCAATACCTTTCCCAACAGTAGGAACTTTCAATGCTCTTAGTCTTCTGAAATCTAACAATAAAACTAAATCTACATCTCCCGTAGCAGCATTCGTTTTTATCTCGTTTATTATATATCGCTTATCTCTTATTATTAGTCTATCATTCATTTTTAGACTTGCCAACAATGGTGTAGGGAAAAGTCCTTTACAATAAACTAAACGCTGCTTATCTGAGTATAGGTTAGCTAAATAATTATAGTAGTAAGTAATAAATATATTTCGTTGAACAGGCTCTAATAACATTGTACTGCTATCCCATCCGAAATTCAAAGAATAATTTGCTGAGTTATATACCAAGTCTTGACCAAATGGCATATAATTGGTTATGTTATCAGTAGTACTCCCGTTATTGAAATAAAATGATACCGTTTTTTGCTCGTTCATATACAATAAAACGGGCTGTGGTATAATAGGTGCAAAAGTTTTATCTAACGCATATGCTACTTGTAAATCTGTGCCAGTAAATTTATTGTGATGGAAATTTTCAAAAGGTAATTCGATGGTATAATCTGTTCCGTCATATTCATAAAACTGTTCTAAATCTCCATATTCACGACCAAACAATTCTGCAAATTCTCTATTAAGTACGTTTTCGCTTTTTTGATGCTTAAACATTATTTTCTTAAACAAAGGAACACGCTGAATATCTATAGAATCTATATCTATATGTTTAGTTACATCAATTATTCTACCTTTTGCATACCAATCTTCTAATGGCTCTACTTGAAATTTAGTAGAGTTTAATCCATAGCAAGTAAGGTTAAATTGCTTTAATACTCCAGCGACAAAATCCGCTATTTTCATATCGGGGAAATTGCTTGAAATATCTAAGTCCTGAGTAAAAATATTATCAGCAATGGATGCTACTTTGTAATCATAAAAAACTCCTGTACTAGGCGCAGTTTCAGAACCATTTAATACTAATGTTAAATCGCACCAATACTGCACTGTTACATCTTCAGTTGCCCTACCTTTAAACGTATATATTTTATCTGTACTATTGTCATAAGGAACGTACAATACAAATTCTGCTATGTTACCATATGTAGCATCTACAGTAGCGATTAAGTTGTCGTTCTCGTATACGTCTAAATAAGTCGTATTTGTTACTAACCCTGTACCACTATAAGCATATGCGTTTAAATATAATTTTATCTGAACATCTAAACCAACAGAGTTAAGTAGATCAACGGAAGGAACGCTACCATAAACTATATCTATTGAATCAGTTGTAGTATTTACAAAAGCACCTATTCCTGTGCTATCATTCACAGAAGTTATATCAAGAGTTTTTCTATCCGTATAAAAAGTAAAGCTATTTTTATTTTTTAACCATAGATAGCAATTAGTAAAACGCTTATCAGATAAGAATGTTCCTGTAAAATCTATTCCGTATTTTGTTTCTATTGCTTCAAATACTTTATTAATTCTAATTGCTGGGAATAATTCAGAATAATGTATGTGACGTGAATTTTGAGAAATATCCGTGCTTGTATTATCTCCGTAAGTCCAAACTCTTTCAGAACTAATTAAAGGATATCGTACGTCATAACTTGACGAAGACGTGATACGTGTCTGTACTTCTGCTCCCGTGTATTCGTGCGTATAAGGAGACATATCTAAGGTAGCTAACTTATCCTCTCCAAAGTAATCTTGAAGCGTTCTAATATCACCATAGAATGTAATAGTGTAACTTTCTGCTCTACCCTTTTTTAAGTTCGCCTTTTCTAACTGAATCTTACCCGTTCTAAAAGTGACTAAGTCTATCTCTATCTTTGCGTTTCGTCTTAGCTGATGATCTAACGTAGAGTCTACATCTGTCTCGTAGAAGTGCTGGAAGATTTGGTTGTTATGTTCGGAAGCGGGTACGGTAAAACTTTGCGAGAAGTCCGTAAATACTTTAGCTATATCCTGAACGTTCTGAACGCTTGAAGTAATTTGTATCTGTTCGTCTTCAAATAGTTCTAACCTTTGACCTTCTATATATACTTGTACCTTTCGCATTATACTACGTTATTGATTATATCAGTTGCGTATTGGAATTCTAAAGTGTAGTTAATCATCTTAGTATTGATCTGTTTGAATAACTCAGTAGCTTTCGTGTTTATTTTAACTGGTCTGTTATCTAAAAGAATCCGTTCACTTGTCATTAACTCTTGTAAGTTATTAGAAAAGTCTTCGCTTACCCAATCCGTGTTCACAGTAATAACCTCAGTATAGTTCGTGTTGAACGTTTTACGCTGACCTTCTAATACATCGTAATTAACCAAGTTAGACTGAAGCAAATTGTACTCCGTGTTTTCCACGTTTATATTGCGCTTAGAAGCCTTGAAAAAGTATTCCCTTTGCCAAGCACCATAACGATTAATAAAGTCGCAGCAGATAGGCTCATATTGGCATTCTGTCTTAGGTTTAAATGTAGCTTCCCAAAGTACGTTATTAGATGCGTCTGTAATCTGCGTTAAACATCCGTTGTCGTAATAGTTAGGATTTACTCTATACGAAGTAACAACACCATTTGATGGAATGGTAACCGTGTTTGTAGTGCCTGTAACCAACTCAGTATATTTAACCTTATATCCAGCCGTTGCATTCCACGTTATGCTTCCAGCCCTCTTTAAAGTGTCGGTAGCTAAAACCGCAGCGGAATCATATAGATAATAGTACGTTTTAGCGGATAATAAAATATCTCCTAAGTCTTCGTTATATCCTTCCGTGTAGAGCGTATACCCATCAAACGCTTTGTAGGTAGTGGTAGTTCCTACTTGAACAAACGATGTGCTTATTTTCTTATATTTCTTCACAGATACATTACACCACTCAGTAGTAGTTAACGCTTGATTGCCTACGTTATAGTTGTTCTGAAACTGTACGTGTGATAAATACTCTTTGATATATGGCGAGATGTTGTAAGTAGTTCGTGTTATTGTAGGTGCTGGAATCAACTTACTCAAAGTATAAGTAGGAGATGTAGGCGCCGATCCCGTGCCATTCCAAATAAATAACTCTACCTTAGTTTCTATCTGTCCTGTTTCGTTTATTTCTACTATGAAAGGTGAACGTGCAAATATATTCGCCATTATTTAGGTTGTTTAATTATATCAAAAAATAGTTTACTTGCTTCGAGTCCGTATTTATCTATTAACTCTTCAGGTAAGTTTTTGTATGCTGCTTCAAATGGCTTAGTGAAAAACAAACTCGGTTTAATTCCTTTTGAGTATATACTTTTAGTCATTACCCA